ATAGTACACTAGATTTTTTAATCTTACACTTCCTGCTCCAGCACTGTTCAAACCACCATTACTATCTGCTTGTGAATATTGACTATCATAGTGATTTCTAAAACGTGCAGATTTAGGTGTTGTTCCAGAATTATTATAATTGAAAAGATCTCCTCTTTCAAATTTCATATCTAGAGATCTTTGAGGAGGTCTTACACCAACTTTAGATTGTATCAATACACGTCTAAATTCGTCACCTTTTAAAGATACATTTTCTGGTATAGGCATTGGACACAATTCTTCATAATTGCCTGACTCAACATGTACTGTTATTTCAGGTAATGGAACATTTTGTTCTCTTCCTTGCCCACCTGTTTTTGCAGGTAGTGTTCCTAAACCGCCTGTTATAGCATTGGTAATAATTGCAAATAAACTTGTTAGAATACCACTAGCAGGTGCTTCTGATGTAATACTAGTATCAATAACCTGTACATCTGTACTTACATTATTAGTAGTTCCAACCAAAGCAGGTAATGATCCCAAACCTCCTGTGATAACAGAACTTATGTTGTTCATTAATGTATCAACTTTTGTTCTAGCGGCAGTTTCACCTGCGTTAGATAAATCTCTTACTTGTTTGCTAGAATCAACTGCTGTTTGTAAACTTGTGAATAATATATTTGTAAGAATGTAATCAGAAACTAAATCTCTAGCATATGCAACAGCCGCCGCTGTTTGTTGCTCTTGTCCTGCAACTTTGCTCACTGCCCCATCATAGTATCTTGAAGCATTTATTCTTGTTTGTGTGTTACCGCCATATTTTAAATCAAATGCAACACCATCTAAAATAATACCAACATCTCTAGCACATTTATTCTCGTTATATGTAAAGTTTTCCCAAATACTACCAGGTGTAGCATTTGCAACCTGATAATTGATATATGCTATTGTTTCGTCTACGACAAATCTTTTATTACTATTGATCAGAGCATAAGCATTTGGATTTGCAGTAGCGTCTGGAGCAACATAAGCAGTGTTTGTTAAAATATTGTTTAGGACTAAATCTCTAGCAAAATTTATTGCCGCAACAGTTTCACTTTGTTGTCCAGAAATTAAACTTATATCGTCACCTGTATTACCAGGTGTTCCTGCATTGTCCCAATAACTTGTCGCCGCATCAACAGTTCTACTATTACCTACGTAGGTTAAATCAAATGACATAGCATCAATAATTAATCCTACATCTCTAAAGCATTTTTCTTGATCATAAGTGAAAGAACTAGAAAAACCATCTGTGTTGTCATTGTCTGCTACTTCTCTATTAATAAATGCAACAGTTTCTTGTTGAATAAAACTTCTATTTCTTACAAGTAAACTGTTAGCAAGAACGTTAGTTGTATCTTCTGTTCCGTCAGCCGCTAAACCTACTGTGTATGGTCCTGGCTTACGTCCAGGTGTTGGAAAATAATTAATATGACTGCTAGGCAATAAACCTTCTGATTTTAATCTAGCATCACCTTTGATTACACGTTCTGCATAAAACAATGCGTCCCTAACACTTGAAAAAGCATTACCCCAACTTCTACCTACTTTTAATTGTTCAATACCTGCGTCTAGTTGTTGTCGCTCTGTTCTACCTTTAGAAGAAACATAGATGTTTAAGTTTGAAATGTAACCTGTAGAATCTACATAATTTTTTGTAACTGCTGTTAATCCGCTATCACCTTCAATAGGATCGCGAGCAAGTATTAGTTGTCCGGTCATTTCGTCACCGGACTTGGATACTTTTGTATCTACATATTGTTTATTAGTTGCTTCGTCTAGCAGTGTTGGAATTCTTGGTTGTCCTGCACCGTCTTGTAATTGTATTTGTCCTACTGCTACATCTCCAGCAACATCAATAAATGTCTGATCAGCGTACTGTTTATTCACAGCATCTTGTGCGTTGATAGGATCAGCAAGACGTTTGATTCTAAATTGTCCAAGTGCATCAAGATCACCACCTAGTTCTGGTGATGTATCACGTGCAACTTCAGTACCAGTATTTCTAATAATAATTTGTGTAGGATTTGTAGATTGATCAATAGTTACACCGTCACCTACTAGTGTTTTTTCAATAATTTCATCACCATTAGCATTTGATGCTAACACTTTATTAGCAGTTAATGCATTAGGTGTATTGTCTAGTGTTTCAAAGTTTAGACCGCCGCCTAATCCTAGTGCCGCGTATAGTTCTGTAAAGTTTTGATTTGTTTTGTCAAAACCTGTTCTAATACTATCACCGGTTGCGTCATTACCAGTTGCGCCAATATTAATCTCTTTACGTGCCATATTTTAAACTCCGAAACTTTCTCCACATCCACAACTTGACGTTGCATTAGGGTTTTGTATACTCATGTATGATCCAAACACTTCTTTTTTATAGTCTATTGTAGTACCCATTACAAACATTAGACCAGTTGCATCAATAGCAAAATTGCCATTACTTAATTCAAATATCTCATCATCGTCTTCTACTGTATCTACAGCATTCCATTCATACTGAAAACCAGCACATCCACCGCCCTTAACGCTTAATTTAACGTACTTTTTGCCTTCCTTTGCAATGACGCTTTCCATGTGTTCTTTTGCTGAATCTGTAACAGTTACGATGCTCATGACAATATTTATGTTATATTTTATAATCCGAATGTAAATAGTGTTATGTTCAAAAGAATAGAAAATTCTATAACTCACTACTATCGTAAAAGCAAAAAGGGCAAAGTACACCCCTACAAACGCATGAAACAAATTGCTGTGTTTGTATGTGATGAATGCAATGAAGAGTTTAAGCGTGAGAAAGGTAAAGTAGATCCTAGGCGGTTAAGCGACAACTATTTTCATGTATGTCCTAGTTGCGATCCTAAAAGATTTGCACAAAAACGTGGAGTTGAAAAGAGGCTGGTTTGGAATATGCCAGCCTCTATAGATAAACCAATTAGTAGTTTGTAATTATTCAGACTTGTAAATAGTCCAAGCACCATATGCGATTGCCGCATATGCAAGTAATCCTGCAAGTGGTTTAGCAATTAGCACAACAATTCCTAATGCAATAAGTGCCGCACCGTCCCAAGATGTTCTTTCTGTGAAGCGTTTTGCTACCCAACCTTTAAAATTATCTAACATAGTAATCTCCTTTATTTTTTAGGTTTTACTTCTTTCCATAGTTGATCAACTAGTTTTGGTTTAGTTAATCGTTTGTCTAACTCAATGCCATGAGCACGACCTAGTTGTTCAAGTTCGTTCTTTGTCATTTTTGTTAGTTCTGACTTTTTCATTACAACAGGCTTGTCTAACACTAATGGTTTGTCAGCAATTTCTGTTGGCATGAATATATTTTTAAGCCAATTAAGCATTGTATTCTCCTAATCTTTAAGTATAATTACCCCACAAGCGAGTCGTTCACCTGCATTTCCGGTTTTGAGTGATTCTGCATCGCCGCCTTTACCTAGGTCATCTACATCAGCATGGACTACTATTGCACGACCAACAACACTGCGTTCACCTATTAGATCAACACGTTTTGCTATAATAGTGAAGTCGGCTACGCCGTCTGTGTTCGCTGTGACATTTCCTAAATCGCCTACATGACCATTATCAATATCACCGTGATCTACATCATCGGGATTATAATGGCCACCGGCGCTCTCACAGCCATCTGTCAAATCACCAAACTCGTGTATATGAAATCCATGTTCACCAGGTTCTAAACCTGTAATACGTCCTACTATTACAGTACCAGATCCTTTTTTCATTTGTCTCAACAAAATAGTTCCTTCTACTGATTCTCCGTGATCTAAATTACATAATGCAGTAACATAGTCGTCTGATTCAGTAATAGTGGTAAGTTGAGTACACTGGCATTCTGCGGCTCTTGTTCTAGAGCAACTTTTATCTGATATCTCTTTCAAGTTCATGAAAGTATTTATTTTTCTTTTTTATATAATTCCCACAATTTGTAACGGTTTTTAAAGGCTTGCTGATTGTCATACAGTTTTTGATCAAACCGTACAAATTTCAGAGGCTCTTGTTTCATTACCTTCATGAAGGGACTGTCTTCCGACAGTAGATCTGTTTCCTCGCTCATAGTAATATTTATACAATTTTTCACTTGCAAGATTTTTGGCTTTAGATTCTACCATAATGTCTGCGTAGTCCAAAAACTGTAATGCCCAGTCATTGACTGCTCTATTCCACATAAAATCACTATGAGCACGGAGTTTTTGTTTTTTGTAACCTTGCTCAAGTAACACTTGCATGTTAGGTCGCTTGCCTTTTGCTTGATTAACAAGTAAATCTTCACGTGATACTGAATAATGAATGACAGGACGAACACCACGCCAACTATCTACTATGCGACTAAATCTATCGTCGGTTGGTAGAATGTATTCTCCACTAGCGACCCAGTGGTGGTGTATGTCAAGAACGAGTGCGACATGGTCCGCAAGTTCGAGGCTGGCGTCGATACCCCACGACATTTCGTCGTTTTCAATAGTAATACAGTTTCGTGCTTCTGGAGACAGTCTTGGAAGGACGTTGATGATACCGGCTGGACCTTGTCTACCGGAGATGTGGACGTTACACTTGAAGTCTTGCCAATTTTGGCCATAACCCATCCACCGAATGACGTCGACATGATATTCAAACTCCTCTATACTTCTATTTACTATATCAGGGTTGTCAGATGCCAACACAGTAAACTGACCAGGATGCATAGAAAGCCTAACATCAAGTTCCCTTGCAACTTTGCCGACCCTTGCGAAATGCTTTTCGCAATATGCGACCACATCAGGTAGTTTCCAATAATAGCACCAAGTAGGCTCTGTGTATACAGGAAGGACATCACTACCAAGTCTAACCATGCGTAGTTCATTAGGTAATCCTCCTACGTATCTAATCAAGTTTTCAAACGATTTGATATTGTGTACCATAATATCCCATAGACGTTCTTCTGCAACTTCTTTAGTTTGTCTATTAAGCCATGCAACAGTTGTTGAACGTGTATTGAATGGGCGTTGAATTTCTTCTAGTAACTTTTTCTTTTGTGTTTGGTCGTGATGCATATACTTACATGCAAACCCAATTCGTTTTGTCATAGTGTTTTTAATATTTTCCAAGTTTCTTCCCAGTCTTTAATATGATAACACAAACCTAGATCTTTGTCAACAAGCAGTTTTTTCAAAGGATAATCGTTTCCTGCTTTATCCATTCTATCACCAAAGAAATGTAATTCATCATTAGGATCAAAGTCTTTTATAATTTGTCCTTTGTCATTGCCTTTTGGATATATGTCTATTCCAGTTTCTCCACCAACTCGTGCTTCTATATTTGGAAAAAGTTCATTAAATTGTTTTGCAATAGTATTGCGTTCGTTTTTATGCTCATCCCATTCTTTATATATGAAACGCTCTTCTAAATTTGCATTACGTCCTACAATGCTATAGTTTACCATGCCAGGGCGATGTTCAAAGTGTAGTCCTGTTTTTCTGTAAAACTTGCTTTCTTGTAGTTGTATTTCCAACCACGCAATAGCATCTTCGGGCAGATGCCATACTTTAGAAAAAATGTTTTTACCATTTTCCCACACGTCGCTACCTGAACAGTTATATACACGGTTTACATTTTCACAAATTGTGGAACCAAGTTGTTCTAAAGTTTTAGGATAGTCACTACCAGTAATTAGATAAACATTGTGATCATAGATAAATTCTATAAACCATTTTTGGAATTGATCGTTTATTTTTTGTCGACTAGGTGTAAGTGTGCCATCGACGTCGAAAATATACCTTTTCAAAATACTACTCCATGTTTTATATATTGTAGTATAGATTTATTTGTGTGTCAACTAAATTTTGTCTTTGATTGCTTTAAGAATTGCCAATGCAGATTCGTTACTTCCGTCGAACTGCATACCTAGTTTATCTGCAACTGCATTTAGTTCGTCGTCTAGTAAATCATTTGATACTACTTGATCAACATTTTTAAATGTTAATACCATGTTAATTGCACGTCTTTCTTCTGTGCCTGTATAAGCAGTTACTCCGTGCCATACACTACTTGGAAACATTACAATTTTACCAGGCTTAAAAGGAATTACGTATTTGCCATCACCTTTAACTCCGCCCCATAGTTTTGGATTTTCCCATCTTGGATCCCAAAGGACTAAATCACCGCCTTGTCCTTCTTGACCTTCGAACCAACATACTGCACTTATAGTTCCTCCATGATCTTCATCTGTATGGATATCCATTCCTGTACTATTAGGTGAAAATGTGCTTAACCAACTGCTTGCAACTACAGGTGTTATATGATGCTTTGGAGTAAAATCTTTTGCCCAATCTATTACAGATTGTTTAATATCCTTTAGCCCGTCAATTTGTGACATTGGTTCTAGTTGACCTGATGGAATATCAGGAAAATTGTTAATTTCAATGTTTTTTTCTTTTACAATGGTACCCCAAAGTACTTTGTAATCTTCAAATTCAAATGTTCTGCTCATGACAATATTTACCTTTTCACAATCACTTCCAATTATTTTTTACCCACGGATCATCACAATTATGTGGATTTGGATCTCCGTGAAACACGCAAATAGAACAATCATCAGGTGGTATTACATCTTCTACTTCTCTAAATCTTCTATTGCCCTTGGCTCCGGAAGTTAAAATCCTGCATTTACGCACTTCCCATTTCCAACTTCTAATCCATTCATCAGGCCATAATGTAGCAGGATTTGATTGATTAGTTGCTGTCCATAACCAATCTTGATCTCCAAAATGATTTTTAATTATTGATTTTGGATCTTTAATAAAGTGTGTCCATACATCATTTAGTTGTCCTAATTTAAATCTAATAACACTTGAGTTATACTTTTTCCACTGCGGTTGCATTGATCTAGTAAAATCTCTAATTACACACCATTTGTCTACTTCGTACTGAAACAGTTTATCCAAATTGCCACTTACAACAACATCTAGATCCATATACAAAATTGTACTGTCTTTTGCTAAAGGTAAGTCTGCTGAATACATATAAGGCTTACACCACCAACCAGTAAGTTCTTTTGGCAAATCTAAACAAAGTATATCTTTATTAATATCTTGTTTATTATCTGTTAAACATACCATAGTAAAAGGAATTGTAAGATTTTGTTTTACCATGCTGTAAAGTGTGTTTACATATTTTGCACTATACTTGTCACCGTGCTTTAAACACAGTACATAGTTTTTTCCTTCACTATTTACAGCATCATATGATGGATAGCCTTTTTCAAATACTGGGGCTACTACTTCTTGTTTGCGGCGGTTGTTTTCTTTTTCAAGCCGACGCTGTTCTCTTATTTTTTTCCATTCTTCTTTAGAATATTGACTTTTATCAATCTTCGGCACTCTCTAATGCTCCCTTTATTTTTACTATATCATCAATAATTTTTTCAAAGTCAGTTAACTTAACCATATTAGGTCCGTCACTTGGAGCATTATCTGGATCAGCATGTACTTCTAAAAAGAAATTTGTGATCCCCAAAGCACACCCGCTACGAGCCATCCCAGGGACGAAAGAACGATTGCCGCCGCTACTAGTCCCCAATCCTCCGGGTTTTTGGACAGAGTGCGTAACATCGTACACGATGTCAGCGTCAATATTGTCGAGCATCCACATAAGACCAGTATAATCCACGACAAGAGTGTTATATCCAAAACTTGTTCCCCTTTCTGTAATCCATACTTCTTTTGCACCTTCTGTTTTTGAAAGTATACCTTCAACATCCCATGGTGCAAGGAACTGTCCTTTCTTGATATTTACAATCTTTTTTGTTTTGCATGCCGCTTGTACTAAATCAGTTTGACGGCATAAAAATGCAGGGATCTGTAACACATCAACTATATCGTTATAGTATGCGGCAATCTTTAGAACTTCGTTTTGATTATGAACATCAGTAAGTGTTTTACAACCTACTTGTTCTTTTATCATTTTAAAATCTTTAAGTGTAGTTTCTAATCCTACACCTCGTTTGCCTTTGATGTTGGTTCTATTTGCTTTATCAAAACTTGCCTTGAAATAGTATTCTATATCGTATTTGTCACAAACACGTTGACACTCGCGAGCAATCTCCATACTTTGATGTAGAGTTTCGTGTTGACAAGGTCCTGCTATAATTCTCATGTGTTTCTCTTTCCTTGAAATACACAAACAAAATACATTTCACTATCACCCGCATGTACACGGTGAAATACTCCGTCTTTAATTAAAACAGTATCTCCTGGATATACACTAAATGTTTCA